GCCGAGAAGGATTCGCCGCTCACCGAAACTTCGCCAAGCTCGCCGCCGAGCAATCGCGTAGGCTCGGCCGCCGCATCTTCCCAGTCGACTGCAGTCAATGTCACCCGCGCGCCGTCGCAGCGGCCCACCGTCAGGTCCGCGTCCGTCAGCGCGGCCGCCGACAGCGCTCCGGCAACCTCTCCGGAGTGCGGTTCCATGCCGAGCTTGCGCGTGACCGCCGACGGCATCACGCCCGGGTCCGACCGGTACGTTATGCCGTCGCGAATGAGCGCCGAGTCATGGCTCGTGAGCGCAATTCCGGCGCCGTCGCTCCGCTCGATGCGCCAGCAAAAGGCGAGCCCGCTCACCAGCTTGCGATCCGTTTCCATCAAGCCTCCCGGATCTCGACCAGGGGCACGCTCGGCGCCTCGCCCGCCAGGAAGGTCGCGCGATTGATGTCGATGCGATCCTCCGCAAAGCGCACCGGAACGTCGAACAGGAACCCGGCGCTGATCTCGGAACCGACGGCCGGAGGCTCGTCGAAGACGATCGCGCCATTGACCAGCGACCAGCCGGCAAGCCTTTCCACGCCATTCACCGCGACCCGTACGCTTCCCGGCACCGGTCGCGTGATGCGCCTCGTCTCGCCCGTGCCGTAGGCCTTGATCAGATCGAACCAGCTGACCTCACCGTCGCCCGTGCCGATCGGCTGATCGGTTGGCGTCGGCGCGCCGGTCATTCCGCTGGAGCTGTGATCGTACGGATCGCGAAATCGAAAGCCCACTGCCGGCCCCCGCCGCGCCCGGAAGAAAGCGATCAGGGTCTCCAGCTCCGCATCACCCCTGACCCCCGGCCCGGCATCGAAACGAAGCCGAGCCTGCTGCCAGTTCACATTGCGCCATTCGTATCCGCTGGCGCTGGTCACGATGCCCGTCGAGAAGCCCGGCGATACGCTCGCCTCGGCACCGATCTCGATCGGAAACGGGATGTCGTCGAAAGGAATCAACTCAGGCTCCTCGCCGAAGATGGTCAGATTGTCGCGAAGCACCTGTGGAAGCGCCCACAGGATGGTCGCGCCGACGCCCAGCGTTCGCGCTTCCGCGGCAGCGTCGAGGATCGACGCCCACTGCTCGCGATCCGCAGCCTCGGCGACAAAACCAGACACATAATGCTGCTCCGCCCGTGCATAGCCGAGCCGCGCTTCAACATCGGCACGCGCCCGCTGCCGCAGCGCGGTCCGGCCGCCAGTCACCCATTCGTAATCTTCGAGCTGCAGCACATCGAATGCTGGCCTTGCCCAGCCGATAGGCAGGTTGGCCCGTCTGAGCTCCGCCGCGTTCGGATCGAGCGATCCGGGCAGATAGGTAAGCAGCAGCATCTGCGCGTCCGTCGCTGCGGCCTTGACCGCCGCCGTAATCGCAGCGGTCGAATTCGCGAGCAACTGACCGGCCTCGTCGAGCAGCGCAACCTGCTCGATCGTCAGTGCATTCCAAACGTCCGCAATCTCGACCGGCGCTCCTCCGAACGCCGACTTCGCCGCATCGTCGTAAAGGCAGATCGCCCCGTCGGCACGGACCCACCACCACGGCTCGCCGATCTGCACCATCGGCCGCAGCCCGGCCTCCTGCGCAATTCCGACGAAGGCCTCCGCCACGCTTGCCAGCCATCCGATCGCCTCCGCGTTCGCGGGCGACACCAGCGCCGATGGCGGATTATAGGCCGTCAGCGCCGGACTTCCGTCGAAGGCGTGCTGCTTCCACGCGTCCGGGCAAAACATGTCGAGGATCTCGTACGAAATAGACCAGATCACGTCGTAGCCGCGCGCCCGTGCCGCCCTCGCGAACTCGCGGTGCCATTCGAGCGCAGCCGAATTCATAGTCCGCGCCACGTCCACCTTCCCGCTGCCGTCCAGCGCGAAGAAATGGCTCATACCGACATAGTGGTTGATGAGCTTGCGAAAGCCGAGCCGCTCGATCGCCTCGACGATCCGAGCCGGCGGCAGATTGTACATGTCATCGTAGCCTGTCGCGATCCGCAGCTCGTGCTCCGGAACGACCGCGTCGCGGATCGCAAGCACGCTCCCGGAACCCTCGCAACGAATGTCGCTGATCGTCACGCTTGCCATCGCCGGCGCCGCGCGCAGCTCCTCTGAATCCTCGACATAATCCGGAGGAACGATGCTGATGAACATCCGCTCGATGGCCCTCGGATCGACCGGGTCAGCATCCGCCGGAAGCGCGAACCCGCCGGCCAGCGTATCGAAATCCAGCGTGACGACCGCATCGTCCGGCGCACCCTCGGCATAATTCCACAGCCGCACCAGCCAGATGCGATCCGCGCCGCTCTGATCCCGCCCCTCGATCGTCAGAGTCGGCCCGTTGATCCCGTCGAGGGGCATTACGCCCGCCGACCGCCAGCGGAAGCTCAGCACGCATCGCGAATAATCCCGCGATGTTTCGCGCGCGTGCGCCGCATGCGCATGCCGGTCCTCGCTATCCCAGATCAGCCCAACCAGGTCGCCCCTTCGGAGCACTTCCGTGGTCACCGTCAGCCCATGCCCGTCGGCGCTCGTGACCAGGCTGGCGACGGTCCCGCGCGGGAAATCCACCGTCCAGTGCAGCGGGTCGAACCGCTTCACGTGCGTCCTGACGATCGGCGCATCCTCGGCCGTGAACCAGTGGTTCATGCCTGATCCTGCCGAAGCGCCGTGCGCACTGCCCGCGCAACCTGCCGCGACGATTGCCGAAGCACCTGCGGATCGTTCGGAGTCGGGCTGTGCACGGCAATCGACACGCGCACATCGCGTCCCCCGCGCGCCGGCGCTTCGATCCGCCCGCCGCTCGACGGCACGAACAGCTCGGGCCCGCGCTCGCCCACGATGTAGCTCCGCCCTGCAGCAACCGGCCCACCCGTCGCCCGCCCGGGCGATCCCATCAGGCTCGCAAACAGACCGCCGAGGCTCGGGAGCGCGCTTTGCGCGCCACCTGACGGACTGAACAATGCCCGCACCGAAGCCGACGCGATCTGCGACATCGCCGACAAGGCGACCCGCTTCAGATCGTCGAAGCCGAACTTGCCATTGACGATCGCCCGCGACAGCGCTCCCTCGATCGATCGCCCGGCCCGCGCCGCGCCTTGCGCCAGCGGCCCCTCCAGCTCGCCGCGCATCGCCGAAACATCGCGCGCGAACGCACTCGTGTCCGCGCGCACGCTCACCACGAGCCGCTCAATTTCCTCATCCATGTCCTTGCTTTCACTCGTCCGGGAAACGCCGCCGAAGCTCGTCGATCATCAGCGCGTCCGGAGCATCCGCATCCGGCATCAGCGCGGCCAACACAGCCGCCAACTCCGCCGGCGTCGCATTCCAGAATTCATCCGGCCGCCACCCCAGCAGCATCGCCGCAGCCCCGCTCGACCGCGCTGCCGCTTCACCAAGAACCCTCTGCCCCCTTGCGGGGGAGAGTTGGAGAGAGCGGGTCGGTTCGTCAGGCTCAATGCCTGGCGAACCGAGATCGCGCATCATCGCCCCTGCAGAATCTGCGACAAGACCACCCGCAGTACCGGCGTCACCTTCGCCAACCCCTGCGCGACAACAGCCTCGCCAATCCGCTCCCGCGTGATCGCAGCCGGACGCCCATGCGACAGATGATCGAACAGCGCCGACATCTCGCCCAGCTTCAGCCCGCCTTCAGCGGCGCGCTCGACGAGACCGAACAGCGAGCCGAGTTCCTCCTCGGCGGCTACGAGCGCGCCAAACGTCGGCCGAAGCACCAGCGTCTCGCCCGCAACCACCAGGCTCGCCTCCCCCCGATGCGGGTTCGCCCTAAAGCCCCTCTCCCCTCTGCGGGAGAGGGTTGGGGAGAGGGGGCAGCAAAATCGCTCACAGCGACACGACCTCGCCGCTGCTCTCTAGCGCCAGCGTATAATTCCGCTCACCGTTGAAATCGCCCGCATATTCGAGCCGGGTCACGAGGAAACGACCTCGCATCCGCTCGCCGCTCTCGAAGCTCAGCTCATAATCCTCGAGTGAACCGCCGAGCGCGAGCCCGCGCACCTGCACTTCCGCCGCGCTGCCCGTGAAAATGCCGCTCGCCGCGACCGATACCGACCGGACACCAGCCTCCGACAGAAGCTCGCGCCAGCCGCCGCTCCCCTTGTTGGTGATCACGACCGGATCGCCGTTGATCGAAAGCTGCGTCGTCTTGAGGCCCGCGACCGTCGCATAGGCCGGCGCTTCGCCGCCGCTGCCGATCTTGAGCAAAAATGCGCTCCCGCGCTCAGCCGCCATAATCCTCTCCCTCCACTTCGTCATTCCCGCGAAAGCGGAAACCCAGATTCGTTTACGCAGAGACGCAGAGCACGCAGAGAGTCCGCGGCAAGCACCAACATCTCTGCGTCTCCGCGTCTCTGCGCGAACCCAAACTCAGATCGCCAAAAGGCGCACTCGAAAGTCGATTGCCGCTGCCCAGGGCCCCGCAACATCCCGCACCGTCCGCCGGCGGATCAGCCGCATCGACACGAGCCGCCAAACGTCCGTCACATTCGTGTCCGCAACAGCCGCCTCGACAGCATCGGCAAGCTCCTGCAACCGCGCCGGCTGATCGTCCCAAACGGTCACCGCCAACAGCACCTCGCGGCCCTCGCCGCTCTTGTGGCCCCAGTCGCTTTCCGTGCCGGCATCGAGCACGACGTATGGGAATGGCGCGCGCGCAGGCGGGCCGTCGAAAACGCCCGTCACCTGCTCCAGCCCGCCCAGCCGCGCCGCAATCGCTGTCTGCAGCGATCCGCCGGCGCTCATCGCCCAAGCCTTCCCGCAAATCGCAGCGTCGGTTCCGCAAGCCAGCGCCGCCCCAGACCAGGCGCCTCGATCGCGACCCCGGTTGCAGTCGCGCTAATGGACGCGCCGGGCAGCGCCTCGCGCCACTGCTTCGCAATCTGGTCCACCCGCCGCCGCCGCGCAGCGCGCGCGAGCGCCTCCGCCCGTTCCTCGAGCGCCGTCATCGCCGAACCTCCTCGCAGCGCATGGCGATGCGGTCCTTCTCGCGCGGATCGTCGAGCATCTGCCGAACCATCATCAGCCGCCCGCGCCACGTGATGCGCTGGTCGATGGCGATCCCGTCGCGCCTTCGGATCGTCACCCGGAAGCGCGGCATCGCGCTGAGCGCCTGCGCCTCGCTCTCCGCCCCGGCGCCTTCGAGCACGATCGCAGCCAGGCAGCGGCACACCGTCTCCCACGCCGTCTGCTGCACGCCCGTCGGAGTGCGCTCGCCAACCGGCCGCTCGATGGTGATCCGCTCCTTCAGCGTCCCCGCAAACTCGCTCATGCCAGCCGCGCTTTCCGGTAGGGCCGCCACAGCGCCGTAACCGCCGCCGGTGGCGCTCCGTCGAACCCATCGCGCGCAGCGAACAGGTGTCCGACGAGCCGCAACACGCCATGACGGATCGGCTCGGGCACTCCGTTCGGCTCGTCCGCCATCCCAGCCGAGCCGTTCACGCGAACCCGTCGCGCCGCCGATGAGGACGTGAGCCGCACCCAGCCGGTCCCATTCGCATCGATATCCACCGCATATTCGCCCGGAAGCATCGCCACGGCCGTGCCGTTGTCCTCGATTGCCTCCACGCGCGCGATCGATCGCACCGGCGCCACCGAAAGCCGCTCCCAGGCCGAGCTCGCCGGCAAATCCACGGCAAACTCCCGCGCGATCACCACCTGGTTGAGGAAGCTCTCGCACACCGCGCTTGCGGTCCGGATCAGGCCCGCGAGCAACGCCTCCTCCTCGCCCGTCTCGATCCGCAGAAATGCCTGCGCCTCGCTCATCGAGACGATCGGCTCGGCCAGCCCGGCGCCGCCCATCAGCGCTTCTCCACGCGCAGCATGATGGAGCGGCTGTCCTCCAGCCCGCTTGCCATCGTCACATGATTGGTCAGCCGATAGATCCGCCCGGCGGTCCCGCCGGCGGCCTGAACCGTCGCCATCTTGCCGTCGAACTGGCTCGCCGCGACCGTGACTCCGCCCGCCTCGGCCGGCGCGACCGACCAGCTGCTCGCGACGAGAATGTCGGCGTCGAGATATTCGAGGCCCCAGTCCACGGCGTAGTCCAGGCTCGCCTCGGGATCCTTCAATACGAACGTCATTCCGTTTCCTTTGTCGTGAAGCCGGACGTCAGCGCGGCTCGGCGGCGGCCGCCGCGTCTCGCTTGGCGATCGTCAGCCGCTTCGGCGGCGGCCTGCGCGTGGATTTGCCCGCCGGTTCCGCGACAGCGGCCTCGGCGATCGCAAAAGCTGCGATGCTCATGATTTTCCTTCTGTTGGTCAGGTTCGCCCGCTCTGGGCGAGGATCAGCTCATCAGCCCCGCGGCCTGAAGCTTCGCCTTCATATCGGCGAGATCGGCGGCCAGTTGCGCCAGGCTGGCGCGGCCTTCCGCGTCTACCGTCGCCCCGCCCGCCGGCGCAGCATAAGTGGCCGAGCTCACCGCCGCCCGGAACACCGGCTTCACCGTGCCCACGCTGCCGCCGAAGGACGACGGAAGGCCGAAGCGCGTGCCGATCAGGGCGTTGGCCCGCGGCGCTCCGTCCGCCCAATTGACCGTCGAGGAATTACCGGTGACCCAGAAGGCGACCGTCGTTCCGCCATTGCCATAATCCCAGCGAAAGTCGGCACCCGACCGCTTGAGCCGATACACCCCGCTGTCCACGGCTCCAGTGTCCTTGAACGCGACGATCGTATCGCCCGAACTGTCACCGCCGAGGCAGGCGAACTTCTTTCCGACGACCGCCGAGAAGCCGGCATTCGTCTGAAGGTCGCCCTCGGAATTGACCTGGAGCGTTCCGGCGCTGCCCCGCACCGCGTCCGCCAGCATTCCGCCCAGCACCAGCGACGGGCGGCTGAGCTGCGGCCTCCCTTGGCCGCCCTCGTGATAGCAGCCGCCATACCAGTTCTGGGCATTGACGTTGTCGGAGGCATAGGACCCGCCCGAACGGTAGACCGTGCCGCTGGCCCATGCCGGGATCGAGGAAGACGCGGCTCCGGCGCCGACATAATACCACCACGCGTTGTCGGTCGTGTCGCCGGAAGGCGCGT